CAGGGTCGCATCACCGAAGACACGCTGCGCCAGATGGCTTCGGCGCTGAACTCGGGCCAGGAGTCGGTTCCGCTGCACACCCTGCACATGCAGGGCGGCGAACTGCCGATCGGCAAGGTGTTCCAGGCTGAGGTCGTTCAGGCCCCCGATGGCGAAGCCGAGCTTCGCGCCATGTTCTACATCCCGGCCTCCGAAACCGGTCTGGTCGAGCGGATCAACCTCGGCATCGTCGACGAAGTGTCGGTCGGCGTGAAGTCGAAGGCTCTGCTCTGCTCGAAGTGCGGCTTCGACTACTTCTCGGCCGATGCTGGCTTTGAGAACCTCTACTCGATGACCTGCGAAGCAGGCCACACCGTTGGCGACGACGGCACCCATGTGAAGCTCTCCGGTCTCGACAAGTGGATGGAGCTCTCGCTGGTGTCGCGCGGTGCTGCCAGCAAGCCGAAGATCCTCGGCCGCACCAAGCAGATCATGGGCAAAGAGACCTACGACCGCATTGCCGCGGATGGTCTTCCCCCTGAAGCCGTCGTTCTCTTCACGGCTTCTGATGAATTGCAGGCTCGTACCGGCAATCCCGAGTATGACAATCAGGGCGAGATGGCCAAGTCGCAGATGCGGATGGTCCTCGATGCTGCCCAAGAAATTCATGACATGTTGGCTGACGAGGATCCTCTTCCTGGCCACATCATCGAAAAGCTTGTTCTCGCGTCGACCTACATCAGGGACTCGCGGGACTATCTGAAGTCCGAAATGGCCAAAGAGGAAGAACCGATGGACCCCGAAATCAAGGCGCAGTTTGACGCCTTTGAGGCACAGCTGAACGAGATCAAGGATCTGTTCGCTTCACTGGCCCCGAAGGAACCCACTGCCGAAGAACTGGCGGCTGCTGCCGCCGCTGAAGCTGAAGCTGCGGCTCTTGCCGCTGCTGAAAGCGCAACTGAGATTTCTGAGCAGGAAACTGCTCTGAAAGCGGAACTCGAAGCTGCCAAGGCCCGCATTGCGGAACTGGAAGCAGCTGAAGCTCCGAATAAGGAAGAAGTGACGATCGACGTTTCCGGCATTCCGGTCGGCGGCGTGGCTGCTTCTGCTGTCGAGGACGCTCAGCGTATGTCGGTTCAACCGTCGCTGAATGCGTTCAAACTCCCCAAAGCGAAGAAAGGAAACTGATATGTCGATCATTGGTGCCGGCGTGTCCCTCAATGGGATGGAGCACGATGACTTCCATTATCCGTTTCGTCTCGCAAGCGGCATCACGAGCGCTGATGTTGGCAAGGCTGTCGCCCTCGACACCACCGCTGCCAACACCGTGAAGCTGGCTGGCGACGGCGATACGATTGTTGGCAAGCTCGTCACTGTCGAAAACCGAGTTACTGAAGGTATTCTTGTGGGCACCGTTGCTCTCAAGGGTGGCTTCGCCTTCACCATCAAATCCGGTCAGACCGTCGCCGTTGGCGCGACTGCTGTCGGTGCTGGCGGTGGGGAAATCAAGGCAGCTACCACCCCCAACCACGCGGTCAACATGGTCGTGCAGGTTTCGGGTTCGGTTGCCATCGTGGTCAAGCCGTAAGGAGCCAAAGCAATGCGTGACCTCATTGATATCCAGCGTCGTCCCGTCGAGGACGTGCTCAAGGGTCTCCGCGCTTCGCGCGGTGAATCCGTCGAGGCCGGCCAGGCTTTGGTTCGCTCTGCCGCAGACTTCGGTCTGGGTCTGCGCGACTACCTGACCTTGTCCATCGACACTCGCGCAGGCGAGAATGCCAACCGCTTCGCTGAGCTCTCGGGCTACGAAGCTGCCCTGGCACACCTCAACCTGCCGATCCGCAACGACTTCGAGAACGGCATCGTTCTCCAGGCCGCGTCCGAAACCTTCCAGACGTTCCCGGGCACCCGGGCGATGTTCCCGGAAGTGATCGACGACGTTCTGCGCTTCAAGAACCGTCAGGACCAGATCGAATCTGTCCTGCCGATGCTGGCGCAGTCGCGGACCATCGCCGGTACCGAACTGATCTCGACCCTGGTCGAAGATGACTCGGCCGAGCGTGACACCTTCTCGGTACCCGAGCTTGCTCGGATCCCGGTGCGGACGATTCGTACCTCGCAGCAGACCGTTGGCATGTACAAGCATGGCTCGGCCTACCGCACCTCGTACGAATTCAACCGTCGCGCTTCGCTCGACCTCCTGACGCCCTACGCTGCGCGTGTGGCTCGTGAGCTCGAGATCTCGAAGGCGAAGGCTGCTGTCTCCGTTCTGATCAACGGCGACGGTGTCAACGGTGCTGCTGCAACCGCTGCTCTGAGCGCATACGGTGGCGACTTCGCCAACGGCAAGACGCTGCAGAACAACTACAAGGCCCTGGCAAAGTTCCTGATGGAACGCGCCAAGGACGGCAAGCCGGTCGACATGCTGGTGGGCAACTTCGACACCTACGTCGAGCTCATGTTCATGTTCGCTCCGACCAACTCGGTGGGTCTGAACCGTACCGAGATGGAAGCTCTGACCGCCGCTGGTGGTCCGATGCTGCAGCTGCCGATCATGGGCGGTGCTGTCCAGTTCGCCGTGTCGTCGGCTGTGCCGGCGAACAAGCTGATCGCCTTCACCAAGGCCGAGACGCTGGAAGAGCTGGTCGAAGCCGGTTCCTCGATCGCTGAAAACGAGCGTTCGATCCTGAACCAGTCGATCACCTACGTCCGCACCGAAGTCACCGGCTACAAGCTGGCCTTCGGCGACACCCGTACGGTGCTGACCACCAACGCCTGATCCTAGATCAGATCGGTGAAACCGAGGGCCCACCCACCCACCGTGGGTGGGCCCTTCCCATAAGGAGCACTCCCCCATGAAAGTCCTGGTCGAAACGACCTCCAACATCATGCTGCTCGACCCGAACACGGGCGATGCCATTGATGATATTGTCCCCACCCTCACTGTCTGGACCGCCTTCCTCGAAGCCCGCACGGGTCTCGGCCAGGTCCGCGTCCTGCATCGGGGTTTCACGAAAGAGGCCACGAACGAAGCCTGGCTCGATTGCCTCAAGCAGTCTGGTGGCAAGCTCGATCTGGCGATCGCTGCCTTCATCTCCGAGTTCGGTGTCGTGGAAGCCGCTGGCTCGAAAAAGGCCGCTGTGACCGTCGAGGAGAAAGTCGACGAGATCGCGCCGTCCAAGCCCACCCGCAAGAAAGGCTAAGCCATGTGGTTTTTCGCCGGTGAGAATGTCACCCTAAACTTCGACTTCAAGGTCGACGGCGAGTTCGTCGTTCCGACGTCGGCCAGCTACCTCCTGCGCAACCACGCGGGCCTGGCTGTCGGTAGCGCGGTCACCCTCACCGGCCTGACCACATCTGCCTCGATCACGATCCCGGCAATCTCCAACGAGCTCACTGTCGGTTCTCTTTACGAGAACCGCTTCGTGCTGGTGTCGTTCATCCACAACGGCCGCAACCACACTCTCGTCCAGCCCTACAAGATCGCGCCGTTCATGCCGATCACCGCGGTGCCGGATGATGTTCGCCGCCTGGTCGGTCTTTCCGAAGCCGAGCTTCCGGATCGCGACATCGACATCATGAGTGCCTACTTCCAACTCTATGATGCCTACGCGACGGACTTCTCCAACCAGCTTGTAGCCACGAACTACAAGAACCGGCTGGCAAACGAGTCCATCGCCCTCCAGGCCGCGATCGACGTTGCGATCTCCTTCCCCCTGCGGGTGCCCGTTTCGGTTCGCAACGAGGACAGCCAGTTCGCGCGCACGACCAACATCGACTGGGCTGGGTTGGAGATCAGTCTTCGGCGTCAGCTTCAGCAGTCTTTGACTGCAGTTATCTCTGTTGAAGAGACGATTGTGGATGTATTCTCGGTGTCAATTCCAACTGATCCTGTCACCGGAGCGTAATGATGCGTGAGATCCGCGGCCAATTTCACAAGCTGTTCAGGACGCGGTCGGGACTCAAATTCTACGGAGAATTTGGAGTTCCTCCGACCGCTTCAGGACAGATGAACTATCGGCCGCGGAGATCGCTGACTGTTTCTGACGTTTCACTGGTAAAGACTGGTGACGTCGTGCGAACCGATAACGCCCAATATCTGGTCGCACTGAGCAACAGCTACTCCGCGACCAGGCAGTATCTCGCTTTCGAAATCACCCACATGGTCAGCTGGTCTCGCAAGGTTCGTCACGAGGACTTTGTCACCGGTCTTGCCAAGGATGAGGTTGTCCAGATTTTGGATCCGGCTCTTCCTGTCGTCGTCGAACACGGATCAGTCGTCTCGAACCTCGGTCTTGAAGATGACAAGTATCGCATCCTGACCGGCGCTGACGTCATGGTCGGCGATCGCTTGGGTGCTTGGATCGTCCAGACAAAGGTAGAGATGTTGGGTCTCAATATGCTCGAGGTTTCCTGATGGATCCGATCGAGCGTGTCTTCAAGGAAATCGAGTTAAACGTCTTCGAAGTCGTCCAGGAAGCTCCCTTTCAAGAGTCTGTGCGTATCTTCCGTCGTGTTCGACGCATGATTGATAACTCGACGCAGGATTTCTACAGAACCCTCTCCAGCCGCTATATGGATGTGAACGACGCGCCAAAAGAGCTTGGCGTAAGCTGGCCACGGTTGTCTTCCCGCTGGAGGAACTACAAGACCTACGTCATGGCCGGTCTCAATCGTGCCCGAAGCAAGAGGGCCAAAGGTCAGAAGAGAGAGCTTCGTCGTCAGTTGAACAGTAGCTCGATGG